GCAACATGGATTATGTTAAATATCATTTAGAGTTTAATGAAAAATTAATTTATTACTTTGGAAAACAAAAAGGTCGTAAATGGACAGAAGAAGACATTGAATTAGCAGACGGACACAAGCTTGTTTCTAAATCAAATGTCTCTGGGATAAGGGGTGGGGCAAAGTTGCATAAACGTTACGATCTAATCATATTGGACGATTTTGAAGATGAAAATAACACGCTTACAGCAGAGGCTAGAGCAAAGAATGGGAACCTTATTACAGCAGTGGTGTACCCAGCTCTTGAGCCACACACAGGCAGGTTGCGTATTAATGGTACTCCTGTTCATTTTGATAGCTTTATTAACAATTTATTAACGAGCCATGCAAAAGCAAAAAAAAATCAAGAAGATTTTTCTTGGGATGTGGTTACATACACTGCTTTAGACCCTAAAGGTAATTCTTTGTGGGATAGTTGGTTTCCTGTTAAAAAACTAGAAGAAAAGAAGAAATTTTACCTCGATTCGGGTATGCCTCATAAGTTTTATCAAGAATACATGATGCAAGTGCAAAGTGAAGAAGATTCTATTTTTAATCGCAAGCATGTGAATTATCACGATGGGGTCTTCAAAATAGACGAATCGGGTATTCCAATGTTGTATATCAATGGAGACACAAAACCTTTAAATGTATTTGCGGGTGTAGACCCTGCGACAGACAGTATGCGATCTACTTCTGACTATAGCGTTATTATGATTGTAGGTGTAGACGATGGAAACAATGTATATGTCTTAGATTATTTACGAATTCGTGGAATTCCTGTGCTTGGAATTTTAGGAGAAGACAAAAAAGGCATTGTTGACTACATTTTTGAGTACAACGAAAAATATAAGCCTAATTTATTTGTCATTGAAGACACTACAATGTCTCGACCTGTTTTTCAAGCATTAAGAAGTGAAATGAGAAGAAGAAACGACTTTTCAGTGCATTTTAAAGAAGAAAAGCCAGGAAATAGGATGAGTAAGCGTGATCGTATTCAAGGCATCCTTGCTCAAAGATTTGCTATCGGATCGATGCATTTAAGAAAAAGTCATTTCGATCTCGAACACGAGGTGCTAACTTTTGGCCCCCGCATGGCTCACGATGACACGATAGACGCATTGGCGTACTCGTGTAAATACGCTCAGCCACCAACCAACCTAACGAAATCAAAGAACGGTGCTTATAGTAAGTATAAGCCAAGACCAAAAAGTTGGGTTGTTGCTTAATGGCTAAAAAGAATAAATCAGATCGCATAAGAGATTTGTTTAATTCGATTAACGATTCTCATAGAGAACAATGGGAAACGACTAATCAACAAGGTTATGATTTTTATTTAGATAACCAACTTTCCGTTCAAGAAAAAGAATCTCTCGAAGATCAAGGGATGCCTACGTTTACCGTAAACAGGATTTTACCTGTGGTAGAAATGTTAAATTTTTATGCGACTGCAAACAACCCTCGTTGGCAAGCTATTGGAACCGAAGGAAGTGATTCAGACGTAGCCTCTGTGTTTTCAGACATTGCAGACTACATTTGGAACGGTTCAGATGGTTCTGCTTTGTATTCTAACGCTATTAACGATGCAGTTACAAAATCTGTCGGCTATTTAATGGTCGATGTTGATCCCAACCAAGATAACGGTATGGGAGAAGTGGTTATTAAAAACCCAAATAGTTTTGACATTTATGTAGACCCGAAGTCTCGAGATCCTTTGTTTCGGGATGCCTCTCATATCCTCATACGGAAGATACTTCCAAAAGAACAGTTACTCAATCTCTATCCCGAATACTCGGCAAAGATTAAAAAGGCTTCGGGTTCTTACACAGAGGATAATTTTTCAAATGGCCCCGATCACACTCACGACATACAAGGCAACGATATTAATCATGCTTTTAATAAAGAAGGGGGAGATTCTCCTTTAATAGATTATATCGAAGCATTTGAAAAAGAAAGCAGACCTTTTTACAATGTGTTTATTCAAATACCGCCTAAACAAGAAGATTTAAAAAAAGCGCAAGAGCAAGTAGACGTTACCATTAAAGAAGCTACCCAAGAAATGGAAGTTCGTTTACAGGAAATGCAAACTCAAATGCAACAACAGGTTGAAGCGGGGGAAATGCTCCCCGAACGTATGGAGTTGGAGTTAGAAAAAGCAGTTAAAGAAAATGAAGCGCAGTTGGCTCAAATGTCTCAAGAATTGTTGGCAAAAGCACAACAACAATTGGTAATCACTAAAAATGAAGTGTTAAGCGAACCAGCCTACAAAGTGTTTATGGAAGATAAAGTCAATAAAATGTATGTTATTGAAGCCATAAAATTTTATAAAAAAATTATTACGTTAACTTGCATTGTAGGTGATACGTTTTTAAAAGAAAAAGATCTTCCTGTAGAAGAATTCCCAATCGTGCCTTTTTGTTACAAATGGACAGGTACTCCGTTTCCTCTAAGTGCTGTGTCTCCTTTAGTGGGGAAACAAAGAGAAATCAATAAAGCGCATCAGCTTATGGTTCATAATGCGTCTTTAGGTTCCTCGTTGCGTTGGATGTATGAGGAAGGAAGTGTCGATACAGATTATTGGGAAAAATATTCTTCGGCACCTGGCGCATTATTGCCTGTCAACAGTGGGTATGAAAGACCAACTCCTGTTATGCCTATGCAGTTATCCAATTCATTCGCTCAAATCGTTGAGTTTGGTAAGCAAGAAATGGAATATTTAGCAGGTATTTATTCTCAAGCTATGGGAAACCCTTCGGGGCAAAGCGAAACCTATCGTGGAATGTTGGCTATGGATGAATACGGTACTCGCAGAGTTAAACAATGGATGAAATCGTGTGTTGAACCTTCTTTAGTTCAATTAGGAAAAGTAATCAAAGGGTATTCTCAAGCAGTTTACAAAGCCAACAAAGTATTTAGATTGGTTCAACCTAATGCCCTTCAAGAAGATGGTAAAGAAGTTGAAATCAACATTCCGATTTATAACGATATGGGAGAAGCAGTCTCCAAGTTTATGGATTATGAATCAGCAAAATTTGATGTAAAAATCGTAGCAGGCAGTACGCTACCAGTTAATAGGTGGGCGTATTTAGCCGAATTAAAAGAATTATTAAAATTAGGCGTTGTCGATGATATTGCTGTTTTGGCTGAGACTGATGTCCGAGCCAAAGACAAAATCGCACAACGTAAATCTTTGTATGCACAAATGCAAAGTCAGATTTCACAGTTGCAAGAACAGGTTAAAGATAGCGAAGGTCAAAATCAGACGTTACAACGTCAATTGATTAGCGCAGGTATTAAAGCCAAAGTTATGCAAGTTGAAAACGAAGTTCGCAAAGAAGCGGGAGTAGCAACATCTAAAATGAAAGACACTGCAAAGCAGATGGATAATGATAGATCCCTAACTCGTGACCGCTTGCGATTAATTGAACAAGAAGCTAAACAAAGGAAACAAGATGGATCAACCAAAGGGTAACCCAGAGGTTGCAGACGTTTCACAAGATGATGTGAACGATGCGATTTTTGGCTCCAACAATGATGAATTCTTTTCCGACCTTGACCAAGAGGTCAATGGGGTGGTCTTAGACGACCAACCTCAAGACAAGGTTGTGGAAACGCAGACCTCACCAAAAGGTGACAACTCTGCCCCCAGTGATAACAATGTCGATTACGAGAAACGTTACAAAGATTCTTCAAGAGAAGCTCAAAAATTAAAGAGCAAACTTGATCACTTTGAACCGTTTATGCCAATCCTCGATCGTTTAAGCGAGGACGATGGCTTAGTTAATGTAGTTAAAGAATATTTAGTCAAAGGCGATCAACCTGAAAAGATTGAAATGCCCGAAGATTTTGAATTCGACATCCAAGATGCTTTAAGCAATCCTAAGTCTGATTCTGCTACATATTTTAACAAGCTAATGGACAACGCAGTATCTTCTAAAGTCAACAATGTTTTAGGAGAGGAGCGTAAACGAACTGAAACCCAAAAGGCACAAGCCAACATGGAAACTCAAGCACAAGAGTTCAAACAAAAAACTGGGATGACAGATAGTGATTTTGAAGACTTATTGAATTGGTCTAATAAGCATAAAATGACGTATGACGATTTATATGCCTTGAAGAACAAAACACAAGTCAATCAAAATGTTTCAAATGCGACAAAACAAGATATGTTGAATCAAATGAAGGCAGTACGGGATATTCCTACTTCTGTTGCTAATGTGAATTCGCAACAAGTAAATGAAGATCCTAATAAACAAGTATTAGAGGCTTTAAAAGGTCTTGACTCGGGTGTTGATAATCTATTTGGCTAATAGAAATCAATAGGAGTTAAAAATGGCTGATAGTCCATTAAAACTAAGTACACATTCACAGCAACCCAATGTTGCTAGTGATCAAAACAAAATAGGTGATCTGCGAAGACGATACAACTTTGGAAGCTCTGTATCTGAATTAATGATCGACCAAACACCTTTCTTTAGATTCTTATCGCAAGTTGGAAGGATGCCAACCGATGATCCTGAATTTAAAATCACAGAAGAACGTTCTATGTGGCATAAGCGATACGGTTATGTTGTAGACGTTGACCTAGATGGTGACGGAAGCGCAAGTGGTTTTTCAGGAGACTTAACTTTTACTGATGCTGAATTAGCAGTAGGTCAGCAATTTTCAGTTAAAGTGGGTTGTGATTACACAAGCGCAGGAAACGTTCAGTCTATATTAGGCAGAACTGCTATTGCAGTAGGTTCAACTGGTTCAGCTCCTATCTTTATGATGGAAGGGCAATTGATGAAGATTCCAGTGTATAAAGCAACATTGGGAGCCTCTGCTCAAATATCTGAAGCGGATGGAGACTATTTAATTGTAAGTCTTGGAGCAGTAACGATAGATGGAGAATTTGCTTATGCTAAAGCAACAGTTCAAAGGGCAGCTCAAGCAACTTATATTTATCTTGCAAATAGTAAAACAAATTCTTCAAGCGCAGTAGCTAGCGTAACACTTACAAGCGGATTT